GGTACTAACACTAATCTGTGCGAACAAGCATTCTATGATGACCAGTACATTCCGTACAAAGTTGTCAAAGCTTACGGTAAACCTCAGCCGTTAAGTTTGGCCGGATGTAAGTTTGCAAGTGGTGTCAAGACGTTCGATCCTGATACCATGGCAGACGCACCTGAAGAATAATGGTGCCGCGTACTGGGCCGCGATATGCCCAGACTATAGACTTCCCGGCGGCGCATTCAATATATCTTAATTGTGTCCTTCTTCTCTATGCGGCCTGGTTCGACTCCAGGCAAGTCTACTATTATGAGACTATTTGGAAAATATCCGTTTGAAGTCTTGCGTGATGCTATGCAAGGCGTTTTTGAATTTTACCAGACAAAAGATGTTTGGGTCCTAGAATTGTGGCAGGTACGCTTTGTTATCAAGCCGCATGAATATATAGAGCTTTTCCTAAATGCTGGGGCTAAGCAAGGCTATACTAGTTTTGGAAAAATTGTTTTACAATAATAAGATAAAATAATATGATTGCGCCAGAACTCGCTGATGAACTTAAGATGATCGCTTTTTGCGAAATGGCAAAGCCTGCCAATCGTCTTGCCGCATTGGCGAGTTTGTCGCGCAATGGTCTCGAGACCGAACGCGTACGCAATACACTTTATTCGTTGGCGACCGATGCTGCTACACCGGATTCTATCAAGGTCCGTGCGATTGACCTACTGGATAAGTTGGACATTTCATCTGCACCTAAAGAGCTTGACCCGATTCGTCAGGCCGACCTTGAACAATCCCTTATAGAGCAATATGTCGGAACAACTTAGTACTATCCTAGAACGTTTTAAATCTAAGCTCGCCTATCGTGAACAAGATAAGCGGGCTTTAGACATTTCTAGAGCTGCCGCGTCTGGAAGTCTTGGCGACAAAGAATACAGTGAGTGGGCTTTGATCTCCAATGATCCGCTCGTAGTAATTAACTATGTCAAGACGTTTATTACCGTACTTGCATCTAAACTATCAAGTGCGCCGTTCAGGCCTGCTGATGATGCTCTTAACGAAGCTGTAGTTAGCATGCGTCTTAACAATCAGTTTACTGATTTGTATAAGATGACTCTTGCCGACGGATACTCGTTCTTGGGAATTGGTCTAGACAATGATAAGCCTGTTGCTAATATTGTAGACGCGCGCTCTATAATGTTTAATGGCAATGATCCAACTTTAAAAGATGCAACTGAACTCGTGATATTCGAGGTTCTGCCGCGCACACAAGAAGATACATTCATTTCCGATTTTCCGTCTGGCTATGTTGAATTTGATAGTGATGTAGAAAAGGTTCGTACTTCTTATTATTATAAAAAAGATGGTATCGTAAATCTTGATATATACGAAGAAGGCATAAGCGAGCCAAAACACTTCACAGTTCCGAATGTAGATCGTATTCCTGTTGTGCGATTCTTTGGTGAAAAGTTTGAATTGCAGGACAAACGTTATCATTACCGTGGACTGTATTATCAGTTGGCTGGCGTTATTAAAGCGACGGCTCTTGCTGCTACTAAAATTCAAACGCGTGTCGCAATGTCTGAAGACGATAATTGGCTTGCAAGTGCAGACGCAATTTCAAATCATAAGTCGCAATGGCGTAATGCTGGTGTTAAAGAATATGATGATCGTGACGTGAACAGTGATCAGATCAAAACGCCGGTCCAGCCGATTCCTCACGACAATGCATTCTTGTTGAGTGCTCTTGAAACTTGGAAGAATGTGACAAGTGATATGCTTGGACCGGTTGTTCAGAGCAATTCTGAAGCTATTACACGTGAAGAAGTTTTGGCACGCAGTGAAGTACGTGATGCACTTGCCAATACATATCTTGCCAATATGGCCGATTCTGTTGCAGAAGTATATCGTCTAATTCAAAGCATGACGACTGGCAATACCGCTAAAGTCGTAGTACAAGGCGGTTTTATTGAAGCACAACAGCGCAGCAAAATGCTTCAACAGTTGACTGGCATTTATAATGTTGCGAAAGAATCAGGTCTTAATGCACAAGGCTTTGTACTAGAAATTGTAGCAAATAGCGATCTGCCTATAAGTGTAAGGCAACGTGTTGGTATGCTTTTGATGCAGGATCCGTTTGCAAGCCCGCGAGTTGTCCAGCTTACTCAGCAATTACAACAGTCGCAACAAACTATTCAAGCAATGCAAAATCGCATTACTCAGTTGCAGATTATGGCCTCTCAGCGTATGGAACGCCAAGCCGAATGGGTCGCATCTCAGGAACGTATCAAACGTTTCGAACTCATGTTCAAGCAGTGGCAGCAGGAGAACAAAGATACGCAAGAAGCCCGTATGGAAGTTTTGCGCAAGCTGCTTGATGCTGGCGATACGCACGGCGCGATGGCTATGCTACAAGCTATTAGTGAAATCGATAAACCTGTCCTTATGGAACCTGCGACACAGGCCCAGATGACCGATGCAACTATCGATACGATGGGACAGTACAATAAAGGAGCGATTGAAAATGGTACAATTCCTACCGGTAATCCTGTCGGCGGCTCAGCAGCTTGGCCAAGCACAGCAACGACGCAACCATGAAACGCAGCAAGCATTAACACTGGGCAGCCAGCCCAATCAGTACCAAGTCCAGCGCAACTCGCAAACATTGCCAGGCTTAATCAATATGGGCAAATCCCTGGGATGGGGCAACAATAACTTGACATGGGATAATTTATGACTTGGAATGATATTCTAAATTTGTCGCCGACCAATGGTATTCGGCATGCTGCACAGAATCCAATGTCGATGTTAACAAATCCGACATCGCCGATACTTGGCTATCCGATTAATAGTTCGTGGGACAATTTACTTGATCCTACGAACGTAACCGATACACTTGGTATCACTGATACTGAAGCTGGTGAACGTGGTTTAGCCGAACTCGAGAGCCGGTCTCAACAGGCATCCAATGCGCTAGACGCTTGGTTAGCTGATGTTAACAAGCAGTATCTTGATGCTATCGGCGGCGGACGATCACTATCCGATGCCTTAAATCGCTATGATGAAACTACATCTGGTGCTTTAGGACGATTTGGTGATACGCGTACCAAAGCATTGAAAGACTATAAAAACCAGATGATGGGTACTGAAGATGCAACAAGTGAAGAGAACGTCCAGAAGTTCCTGAACCCAATGTATAGTCGAGCCATCGAAAATGCAACCAACCGTGCATTGGGCGGGGCTGGTTCTTCGCTTCAAAGTTCAGCTGCAAATCAGGCCGTTGGTACTGCTGTCAGTAACGAAGTTGCCAATATGTGGAATAAGGCCTTTGCTGATGCGATGACTGATGCTCAAAACAAGCAAGGTATTTACGGACAAACATATGGTGCTTCTGCAGGTACTGCAAATGACATCTATGGTAATACCGTTAATTTGGCTGGACAACAGGCAAATATGGATATGATGCCATTCTTGAATTGGGCACAGCTGCAGTCCGATGTTTCTGGTACGAAATATACCAAGGATATGGATCTTGCTCAAGCAGCGGCACAAGTCGCAGGCCAAAATCAGTCATGGTTTGGCAACTTTTTTTAAGTGAGGTTTTATGACACGTTTCGTTGCACAAGGTCCACGCATACGGTATACGCCTGTACCGCGTGAAAATTTGTCTGAAAAAGCACTTGGCCTATTTGGTATGTGGGCAGCACTTTCGCCGGAAACACGAAAGAAGATTGCTGATTTCTTTAAACGCGATAAAACTGTTGATGCAACACCTACAGAAGAACAGACTGAAGCTGCCGAAGACTATATGGAAGCTATGAATACTGGTTTAGATGTGCCATTATTCAATGCTTTGAATACGTCTGAGCTTGGCCTGATATCTGATCCGACGACTAAATCTCAACAGGATAATGCACTGACATGGTTGACATTGATTGATGCTGGGCGCGGCCTTGATAAGGCACAAGCTATGGCACTTGGTAATACTTATGAAGAACCGATCGATGACTACCGAAACAGTTACAGGCGTGGCCTAGCTAAAGCAAAGGAGAATTGGTAATGGCTATTTTTCGATTGCCAGAACTAGCACGGCAGGGTCGAGGCTATGGTTCTATTAAAACAAATCCTGTAATCGTAGAAGATATCAGGCGCAATTATGATGGGCCATTTGTCGAGGATCAGTCACAGACTATCAAAGAAGTAGAACCTTTAGAACTTAAAAGATACGAACTGAAAGGTGAACTTCCTCGCACAGAACAGACAGATACATGGTTATCACGCGCAGTTGCTCCTTCAGAAGACGAAATCGAAGCCGCACGTAATGGCTTACGTTGGCATTGGGCACTCGAAAATCGATTTATGCCGCCAGGATCTAAATGGAATGAAACTGTTTGGAATGGTGTTGACCGTGAAAATAAATGGCTAGCGCAAATGTTACGCCAGAATGCAGCAGAACAGAAGAACGTGACACCTATTGCAAGTGAACGTCAGCGTTCGACTATGGCAAATATGTGGAAAACATTTTTGTCTGATATCCGTAATGGCCATTTTGATGCATACGGTGGCACTACAGAAGGCGCTAAAGAATGGGCTAAGAATTTTAGAGCACGATATAATTCGATATTTGGTGAAGGCGCTGATGTCGATCTTGCTCCTGAAGCTGAGATCCTTGGTAAACGTTCTGACGTTGAACGTAAACAGGCATTCGATATACGCGAAGGCTTGAACTATACGGAAAACGTACTTGAGAACTTGGCCACGTGGTCTAAAGACGGTTCTTGGAAAGATCAGACTAAACAAGGTCTTATTAAGAACTATCTTGACAAGGTATCACAATCGCTTGCAGCTCGTCTTGGTGGCGACTCTAAATCGATAGCTGATGCTGAAAAAATACGTATTCAGATTCTTACGTTGCCAGACGCATCTATGGATCTTGTTAAGCAAGAAATTGCCAATTACCGTGATTTCTTGTCGTCGGTTATGGACTATGGCCGCCAGAAAGGCTGGTCACAGAACATTATTGGCAAGATCAACCGAGGCAAAGAAGGCCTCGATATGGCATCTAAAGCAAACGGCAAAGGCAATATTTCGACACTTGCTGGTGAAGCATTGTCCACGGTTGGTGACATTTTGCCTAGCTTAACGCCAGCCGAAAAGGAACTTGCGGTTGGACTTGAAGCTGCTCTGAATGCTGGCATTGAAGCACATAAGACGTACATGCAGAATATGACTCTTGCCGCTGATGTCAATCCGGCAATTGTGTACCAGTTTGCTAAAGAACTGCATGACCTTTATGCTAGCCAGTATAACTATGAAATGGAGACTGCGCGCAGACCGGAACGTGCCAAAACAGTTGGACAATTCAATGTTGATCTTGGTGACCTAAACAATGTTATCAAACCGAGTGAAATCTTGACGCCAACTAACTATAAGAATTTGCTTGTGGAACTGTCCAGGCCTGAATCGGCCGGCGGTAACCCGCAAGCAAATATAGAGCAAAAAACCGGTAGTAAGGTAACTATGCCTAATAAAAAACGTAGTACGGTCACAAATATTACCGAAGGAGATTTGCTATAATGGCTGCAGCATATGAAACATTTTCTGTTGATCAAGCAGGTTTAGAAGATGCAGAAAACTTTTGGTCTGCTAATCATGCAAATGGTGTAGACTATAAGTTTGCTGTAACAAAAGATAACCAGCTGATCGCCATTTCGCCTGAATCGGAACTATACACGTCGGCTAAAGCATACCGTACACCGCGTGAAGCTGAACAGGCTACTATCGGAAAACAGCCTACACGCACGATCAAAGGCGCATTTGCCGGCTCTGTGCTAGCGCCAAAGTCTCAGTATATTGCTGTCAATCCAAGCGCCAAAGATGCAGCTGGAAATACCTATCCGCAAGGAAGAGCTGGTGATCCGGTACGTGCTGAACAAACAAATAAACTTGCAGACATTGTGCAAGATTTTGTTGGTAACGCAGCCCATTATGGTCCTAATGCTGCCATGTCAGTATCACAAAGCCTACGAAAATTGCCTATTAGACAGTTGGCTCCAGCTGCGACTGGTGTATCTGTATTCGGCGATCTCATTAATACAGCAGTAAATGCTCAGCGCGGTGATGCCTTGTATAGTTCTACGCCAGAAAACATTGCTCTGACTGGCGGTGCTGCTGGCTTAGGTATTGCTTTACAAAAGCATTTCTCTAAGCCGGAACAGGTCAAGCGCGAACTCGATGCAATCATACGCCGTAAAATGGGACTCGGTTCTAAAGGCAAAGTCAATCCAGACGTACGATCGAAAATCATGGAACGTGGCGAAGCCGGGCTTCCAATGTACACATTCAAGGAATGGGCACAGCAACCGTTGACTGATTTTGACGCCAAATATGATGGCCAGAAATTACCAATGGAATACGTGCGCCAACCGCTTGTGATGGAAAGACCTGGCAAACCTATGTCTAGAACAGCACCGAAGTCGACAATCACTAAAGAAGTTACAGTTGAATGGTTAAATAATGCCGGAATAAGTCCGCAAAGCGTTAATATTGACGTAATGCAGAAATTGCTTCAGGATACGTATTTAGATAAGAAGTCTAACCTCGGTATGGCAATGTTTCCGCAAAAGGGAAATCCAGGCATGACTAAAGAAGAATGGACTATCCGTAAACACAATGCTGCATCGCCTGAAGAAGGCATGATGTGGGATCGTGCCGTACAACTTGTTGATCCAAGACTTCGTGCCGAACATGAACTTGCTAAAGCTGCAAGTGGTGAACGTATGTCCAAGTTGCCAGTTGGAACAAAGTCTGAAGAAAACCGAGGCAAAGGCAAAAAGACCGACACTGAAATTGTGACTCAAGGCGAATACGAAAAGCTTGGTAAGAATGGTAAATGGGTAAGACGTGGCATGCGTACAGCAGGCTTTATGTTGCCAATGGCAGCAGAAGCATTTGGCAAAACAATCTTAAATCGAGGCAACGATGACCGATGATGAATTGCTAAATACTGTGCCTCGCCGCGAATATGATTGGCGTGAAGCGCGCAATCGTGTATTGGATAGTATTGATCATGCAAAAGCAGTGCATGATTGGGAATCGAAATACATGCCGAGTGAGCCATCATATTCAGCAATAGGTAATATTATTGATATATTACCGGCAATTATTCATTATGACGAGCATCCTGATTTTGTAAGCTGGCCTACAACAATAAAAAATGCGACTAGTGCTATAAAAGAAATGGTACCGGAAATTGTTGAATCGTATATTGAAAGCCCGTTAGAAGGTGTATATGATGCCGCAACTGGCGCAATCGCAGGAGCTGGCGAACTTGTATGGCCAACAAATATGCCAATACTTACAGTTCCCAGCGCGCCGTTTGAAGAAGAAGATTCAAGCTATGATATGCGAATGCCTGAATTTCCAGTACGTGCAATATTGCGTGATACTTGGAAATCATTGATGCATAGCAAAGATAAACAAGTAAAAGACATGCAAGCTAATCCGGAGGATTACGCAGAATGATTCAAGTTTTTGACACACATAGATTGCCATATCATAGCGCTCGTTTGAGGGCGTGGTCTAATCTTGCCAAAACGGAGTCTGTACCGTTCTATAATATCACCGATCCATCTGTTACTCCGGAACAAAACGTCGGATATGAAGTAAAAACAAATACGGCTGGATACTTGTACACAATGGATAACACTGAAATTTCGTGTTTGTCTGTGCTCGTTCCTGCTATCATCGAAGTATCGTTGGATGCCGGTCAATCGTGGCCGATTCAGTGGATCACAGGTCAATCTGAAGGCGAAACGATCCACACCGAAGATATCCACGTACTTCATTTCAAAGACGAAGATGGGAATGAAGATACATACAATCCGTTAACCGGTGATAAATCGCTTCCGGACTATGCGCTGAAAAGTGAAATCGCGCCTGGTATGTGGGCTGAAGGCACGATGACGATCTTGGAAGCAACTCCAGCACGTCTCAATATTGATCCATGGACTCATACCATAGTAAGCCGTGCGGCACATGATAATGTTGAATACGAAATCAATATAAATGACGGTAGAACTGGACAAGTTATCCACATTGTCAATGGAAAGCCGAATAGTACATTGCATTTGACCACAACTTATTCAGATGGCCAGGCAGCACACGTACAATATGCCGATTTGAAATTCGAAGAATGTGCAGTCGCCGTTAGTTGTGGCGGTTATCCGCGTGGATGGATTCTTAAAAAAATTGATGCAGAAGCGAGCGATAATCCTGACGATCCAGGCTACGACTTTTCGATTTTTGAACGTCAAATGGATCTCACAGATGGCCAAGAAGTAGCACAAGATGCCGCTGTTGTTTATAACAATACAGCTAATAACGTTAAGAGTAGTGACAAGAAAATTGAACTTGGAGCATATACTGCAGCTCTTGTCAAAAATAGTGGACCTTTGGCAATAAAAACGACTACCGGGCGTGTAACGAAACTTAATCCGATCGCGTTGACCATTAACAAAACATCGGAAACTGCAGAAACACGTACACTTCGTATTACGATGCCGACCGGCTTTGTTACTGGAAACATGCTGCACCTTGTAATTGATAAATCGACTATGGCATGGCCGAACAACAGTTGGTGGTGCGATACTGGATTATTCGATATTCTAGAAATCGGTACAGAATTTTTAAATCAGGCTGGTGTACCTATCCTCGTCCAGATAGAATGCGCATATTCTCATCAAGCTACAACATCTGGATGTTCGGTGAAAATTGCTGGTATTGAAGTTTATCACAATGATACTAAAGAATTTAGTGCCAATACTATCATTTGTCAAGGATATCTAGAACGCCGTGCACTTACCGATAACAGCGGTAACGTGCTAGAGTTATTCTGGGTATGGACACCTGTTAGCACTAAACACATAACTGTATGACACAACTAGAACTTGAATTAAAACTCTGCAAAGAAAACTTCAGATTTTTCTTAGGCTACTGCTTCCAGCATATATACAAGCAGCAGTTTAAGTTCTATAAGTTTCATAATGATCTTATAGATATTTTGTTAGATTGTCCAAAACGCGTTATCATAAATGCGCCTCCGCGAATTGGCAAAACTGAGATTATGAAGCATTTCATTGCGTGGAAATTCTTACAGAACCCTGCAAGCACTATCATGTACGTATCATATGATAAGAACCTTGTGGCACGTAAGAACTCTGAAATTCAAGATATTCTAGTATGGCTTGCTCATCATTTTGATATCAATGCATTATTAATGCGCTCGAAAAATGATGGTAAAACAGAATGGACGAACAATGCTACCGGTATGATTATTGCGCGCGGTTCAGGCAATAACATTACCGGTAGTGGTTGTTCCACTTTACTTGTTATAGACGACCCGAATAAACCGTCTGACCGCACGTCACCGACTGTTTTAAATAAACGTAACAATATATTTATTAGTACAATCAGAAACCGTATCAACAGTCCGGATGTACCTATTATTGTTATTCAGCAGCGCATTGCCGCTAATGATTTAACTGGCTTCTTATTAGGTGGAGGTTCAAATGAAAAATGGTACCACGCAAATTTTCCTGCAATCCTTAGTGACGGCACTGCTCTCTGTCCTGAGCGATTGCCTCTTGAAGAAATTGACGCGTACAAAAACGACCCATTTACACTAAATGCCCAATTCCTGCAGACGCCGCTTGACGATATTGGTAACTTATTTGAAAAGCATAAGATAATTCTGAGCTCCGATAGACCGGCTATTAAATCGTTGAAATGCGTTATCAGTGTCGACGCTGCAATGAAGTGTGATGTTAACAGTGACTATAATGCAATCGCTGTCATTGGTACAAATGGTGTTGACTATTTCGTGCTTGACGTGCTAAATTTCCATGCAGATATTACAGTACTGTGCCAAAAGATTCGTGAGTTGCGTAGGCGTTATGGTAATGAGGTGCCGGTTCTATTCGAGGCGAAAGCAAATGGCGTAGCTGCAATGCAGGTTCTTAGAAAAGAAATGACTGGCATCATGGAAACTACGCCGAGCAGAGACAAGCTTGAACGTGCATTGCTCGTCAAGTATTTATTTGACTCGATGAACGTTAAATTTGTTCTTAAAGGATTTGTGTGGGGTGAAGTGCTTGCCCAGTTTACGGCCTTTCCGCATGGCCGACATGATGACATTGTTGATGCTGTCGTGCAAGGCATCACTTTCTTGCATAAGCGTGCTCAACATTTGAATGCGGTTAATAACCGAGTCCAGCAAAATATTCAATTGTCACGTCCAGTTTATGGAGGTTCATATGGAAGTCAAAGATATAGTCCAGTCCGCGGCTTTTAAATCTGGTATAGTTTCATCGTTTAATCCGGAAGAACTGCCGGGCGACGTGCTTGATGCCGGCCGCAGCGTGCTGGCTGAAGAAATTTTGCCATCGATAAATTGTGATCGTACCATCGATATTACTGTTACGAGCCGTATATATACACCGACAAACGGCCGTATAATTCTGACACCATACACTGAAGTAAGACCTGATTTTAAAATTGTTGGCCATGTTAATTATACAGCTGAACAGCTTGTGACCGATAGTATTGTAACGGCATTCACGGAACTTGGATACACAGAAGCTAATTGGCCGGTTAACGATTTCGGTGAACCTTTCACGCTTGCCGTATGGTCGTCCGACACACGCCTTGTTATGAAGACAGGTCTGAATGAAGGTGAAGCCAGTATCGTGCGTGATGTTAACATAGATTTTCCGCCGATGCGTATTGATGCAATATTCGAAAATGATTCTAGAATCAAGTATCAATATTTGTATCGTGACGAGTTTGAGCGTGCAAAGCCACTCACAACTATTCCTGGCGTATATACGACAGAAGAATTTGAAAGCTCGATCGTGATTCTGTTGCAAGGATCAAACGCTCCGAAATGTATTGTCATGCCAGTTCCTCTACAGATTGTGAATGCGACCGAACGATATGCTGGTCAGCTGTTTGCGCCTCCGAAATTTAAAAGGTTCCTAATCGATAGTACAGCAGTATCTCTTGCGATTATATATGGCATGAGTACATTACCGCTTATGCAGCAAGCTGCGGCTGCATCATATAATTTGTTAAAGAAGAACAAGCCGCAACCATTACATGAGGCTGATGTATCACAAGAAATCTGCGACAAGTTGCGTATGAATTTAACAGGCAGGAGATTCTATGCGGGTTGATAATTTCGGCGGTATACAACAATATCATGATGGACGCCCAGTCGCTGACTATTGTAATATGATCCCAATGGGCAACTCCGTCATTGATAGACATGGCGAACGTTTCTTGAACGATTTTGATTTTAATGAATACGAAATCGATCATACTGAAACTGTTTTAGAGACATTTGTAGATAGTCTTCACACAATTTATGTAGCAACTGCAACGCGAATTTACATATTCGTAATTGAAAAGACACAAGTCGGCTTACAATATAAAGATAAGATTGTCTTAAAAGAAACACTTGAGCCTGGCGATGGATTGCCAGATAATTATTCGGCCACAAGTGTTACATTCACTGAATCATCGACTAAACCGAGCCAAGTCTATTTTTGTGATGGACGTAATGTTTATTACATGAATACACAATCGATTTACGTGAACTCCGACGATAACAATAAGTATACAAAAAAATGGAATCCTATAAAAATTCCATTATTTAAAGATCCGAATACAGTATATATAGAAAAAAACGGCCAACTGTTGGCACTGACCAATGGCCAATTTTGTCAACCAGATCCAAATGAAGAACCGGGACAAGCAACTGCACTACTTATTGGATATTGGCCGGATCCAGACGTATATGAATATGTTACAGACGCATCGAATGTCATTAACGTATCAAGCATAACTTGGTTCGACAATCGGCTTGTGCTTGTTGAGCGAGATAAAAATACGGTATGGCTTAGTGCTATTGATCCAAGCAGATGGATATATCCTGCATATAAAAATGCACAAGGATATAATGTCCCTCAATATCCATGGGGACGCGTAAGTTCAGAAACTTTGGATATTATGAACTTACTCGTTAATACATATTATTCATCTACGGCGTCAAGTGCACGGCTCCACGCTGCTGTAGCATTCGCTGGACAATTATATTTCTTGAATGATGCATCAATTGAAGTTTGGAGTGCCACTGGAAACAACGAAAATCCGATACAACACAACAGTCAAAATACAATTTATTATGGTGGACGCTCACCTGTTATCGTAGACGATCGAATGTATTTGCTGTGTCGTGGCGCCATACGTAACGAGTTTGTTGCTGCTATCGAACAGAACGGGCAAATAACTCGTTTGAGTAATGACGAAATTGAACAACGACTGATAACTTCGAATGCTCATATAAAACCTTTGTCAGTCCGTGATCAGTCGATGGTTGTTGTTTATCTAGACAAAGCATGCACTAATGGCTATTCTATTACCAAATCCGGTTATTGGTGGCGCTACTGGAACGACAACCATGAAGCAATTGCATGGTCTGTAACGAATGTAAATGGCGCACAAATCGGTGTTACCACAAATGTAAAACTATGTGTAGCATCTGATTTATCGCGTAAGTACTTAGATGGAACACCGATACTTCGCTCGCTTCGTGGATGTTTTGCACAGTTCATTGGACGCAAAATTATACGTGAAGTCGAAGTAATTTGTGACTCCGGTGTATACACTTCATATTCTCCAGATAAAAAACCACGCGCTTATCTGCGTGTATCTTTAAATCGTGGCGCAACTTTTGGAGCATATCTGTACAGACAATTCGGAAACACAATGAATAATAATCACGTTATGGTTTGGCGTAACTGTGGCAGTAGTAATTCGTTGTTGCTTGAATTTGGTACGTCTGATGAAGTGCGTTTCCAAGTTTACAGTTTAAACATCGAAATAGCTTAAATAAACATTGTTTATTTTAACAGAAACGAGCCTTTGAGCTCGTTTTTTTATTTTCTAATATAAATAGATTGGTCAAAATTTTATTGGTCCACAATTCAAATATGCAACTTTATTTTATAAATTTTAATCATATAGACAAGATTATTTTTGCAATTTTTAATAAGATGATTTTTGGAATTTTTTGATAGAAAAAAAAGATAAATAAATAAAGTATGGAGCTTAAAATGAATATTGAACAATATTTACAATGGCGTCAGGACTGGCTCAAATCGCCGGTCGGACATAACCTGTTATCTCATCGTGGCGAATGCATCGTTGGTAAGCGATTTATTATCGACGATAAAGTGCGCCACGATTTTCATTTAAAGAATAGAGCGCTAGAAGATGCTGAGTTCAATTTGCTATTCTTTGGAAAAGATATGGATCAGGCAATGAAAGACCGCCTGTATGAAAACGATTATGATCTATACGAAGCATATAAAAGTTTACGAGTCGAACGCCTCAAACTTAAGCGTCGTACATCACGAACAAACATTGTATTTAATAGCGAATGTTGCTTATGTTTCTGGCATTTATACCGCGATACTTTAACAGTTATGTCAAGATCCTGGGACATTAAGACCGCTGGCTTGTCGGATTTGGTAATTATCAATAGGGCAGCATTAGAACTTGATTGCGACCATATTCAAGTAATTACACTTAATAATCATGTTTATAAAGATACAACTAAAGTAGCGAGGGAAACCAATGCGCCTATTAGTATTTGATATTGAAACATACAAACAACATTTCTGTTTTGTTGGTAAATTATTCGATTCTGATACAAAGACCGAGCTGAAACAATACACAGTAACAGACGATGGTATTGGTCTTACACGCGATGCGATGGCACAAATCGAACAAGCATTTACCGATTGTGATTATATTATATCGTTTAACGGCAAACGATTCGACTTACCTGTGCTAGCAAAAATCCATTCAGATTTGAAGCGCAATAGCCGTGTACCATTGAAATATATTTATCAAGATGCTCAGGCCCTTATTTCGTATGATGACCATAACAATCCTATTGTAAAACGCCATTGCTCAGTTCGTGAATGGAACACAAAACATTTTGACCTTTTAAACAACTGCTTATTGCGGTACTCACTAAAACAGTGGGAAATGTATGAAGGCTTCAGAATTCGCGAACTTCCATATGCGCCAGATGAAAATCTTACTGACGAAATGAAACAGAATATTGATGAGTACTGCGCATACGACGTGTGGGCTACATCACAATTATTCTGGAAATATGGTTGGGACATACCGCACGCTGGCAAAACCACGTTGTTAGCATACAAAGCACTTCTTAAGTGGTGGCCTGCCGATATGCCATTCGCATTTGATAGAACTTCGCAACAAATCGCAGCCGGCATTATTTATGAAACTACAATGCCGATCCCACCGAAAAGTAATCAGCCATTGTCGTTGTTTAATCTTAACGAGTTTGATGTGCCGTTAGATGTTAAACTTACGATCGGTTATATTGCAAAAGCACCATCGCTTGAATTTGAAACCACATACAAAGGTATTCAATATGGTAAAGGCGGTGCTCACTATATTAAGCCTGGACATCATAAAGGCGTATATGCTTTTGACTTTGCAAGTCTATATCCATCTATTATCGGTCATTGGCAATTACTTAAAACAAAACGTGCCAATACAATATACTGTGAAAAGCGTGACTATCGAGTCGAAATTAAGCATAAGAAAAAAGGAAACCCAGAATTGCAAAATGTCGACCGTGGCTTGAAGCTTTTTTTGAATGCTCCGTCTGGCGCTTTTAGAATTAAGTCTGCATATAGTACAATGTTTGATCCGGCAGCCGGCGAAGCTATGTGCTATATAGGTCAGTTGTTAATTTCAGAACTAGCATTTGCATGTCCTGATTTTGATAACATGATCGAAATCAATACCGACTCAGTGTTTGTCAAGGGACAGCCTAATATTGATGCTTGCCGCAAAATGATTCAAGTCATGCATGATAAATATGGCCTAGTCCTCGAAGAAGAATATATGCCTGAAATATACATACGCGATGTGAATAATTATATCATGTATGACGAAAATGGCAATGTTACTGACGGTAAAGGCCAAGCATATTCCGATATTATTAACAAGCATTCCAATACTCGTATGTACGATATTTTGTTCGCGTCGTTGATTTCAGATAAAATAACGATACCTAATAAAGAGTACACATGGAAAGACTATGTTATTAAGTATCATAAATCAGCAGCATCAAAGTACGCCATGATCGATGGTGCTGTAATGGAACATAAGAACTATTACTTCATGTGGACTACTCGCGATTGTCCAGACTCGTCTAGTATCGGATTTTCGCGTGAATTGATCGATAGCAAATCTGGCGCTATCAAAACACGTTGGGGAGTCTGGTCTCAAGATATGGCTGATCTTGAAAAATATGCACAGTATATTGATCAAAACCAGTATACACGCGACCTGGACGTCGAACTAACATTGTGGCACCGTGAAGACCTTGTTACAACACATCTTAACAAAGTACAACGCAAATCAATCAAATCACTTAGGGACCTTATCCGTCAGGACTTTATCTAATGGTACTTGATAAACTAATGAGCATATTGGCACAAATGCCAATGAAATCTCAAAAAACTGTAATGCGTGCTATCGACTTTAGCGCAAAACCGCCATCTGAAGTATATCAAGATATTATACATACGATGCAGTCTGTCGCTAAATCGGCAGCACAACGCGACATTCTTGAAGTATACGCACAAATGCCTATAAGCGATGCAGATATTCTTGCAGCTTTTGGTGATCGTGCACCGGTTAAAATTCCATTGACTTTCGATGACACGCAAATCGAATACATACGAGATCGTATATATCGCAATCGAGACGGTAAATTCCGACTAATTCCGATGGGAAACAATTGTAGTGCTGATGCAATGCCTCTCGATGGCCTCGATGCAGATGAAAAGATTATCGACGCAAAACTGTCAGTATCGCGTTTAAACGAAATCGGCGGTGTCGAAAAGTTCGATGGTTTATCTAAACTTGAAGAACAGCCATATGAACCTCCATATGATGGAGTGTTTAAACAGCTTGCACCTAATCTTCAACGTATAAACATTATATCGTCATTCGATACACAGGATCCATATGGTTTCTTTGTACGCGACGATAAAATGTATCGTAATGTTTGTGCTCAGATGACACAGGTCAATCCTGCATTTGTCACAGACGAAAGCTTGCGGCGCGCAATGTTGCTATTGTTTCTTGTAAGTGGCGGCAAAGCTTCGGAATGGGAACAATTATATCGTGTCATTCATTTTATGGTAAGGTGTCCCGACAGTGCATCTGGAATTATTCTATACCTCAACGATTTCGACGCCGGCGGAAATGGCAAATCAAAACTCGTGTCCGTACTTCAGACTATGTTCGGCGACACGTTCACAGCGTTTGCGCCGCAACAACTCAGATTCACAATGTCTCTTATGGGCAAACGCCTTGTGTCCATTAGCGAATTTGAAGGAGCTACAACCGACCAGCTACAGTCCATAATGAAGTCAATGACAGGCCGCGACCGTTTCCAATACGAAGGCAAAGGCGTTGATCCGATCGTTGCTGATACATACCAAAACTTCATTATAAGCTCTAATAAATATATTTATTTTGAAGATAACGGTATCAAGCGAAGACTACAGAATTTTCATTGTAGTAACTTACTGCATTCAATGCTGACTCGTTATTGTCATAACCAAGCATATCTTGATAAATTCTTTGGTAATGTATTTGACAAATCGGCGAGCCGTATTAAACATGAAATGGCCCATTCATTGCTGAATTATATTTTAAATGATAATGATGTGCAGCCATTAAACATCAAGCCACAGCAAATAGTTTTAGGCTCATTGAAGAACCCAGTGCTGCGTGCATTATTCAGTGCTCATATGAATCCAGATGCATTCATTACCGAAGATACAGATGGAGCCCGTATAGATGTATATCGTCTGTCATCAGAAGCTAAGCCTGAACAATTAAACTACGCATGTAGTACAATCCAGTCATGGTTCCCAGATGTATCGTTTAATGTGGCACGTGATAGTTCGTCGATGACATGTGATCTTCCAGAACAAGTATTGATTAGACGTTTACAAGAACGTTTACAAGAACTCGATGAAACATCGCGGCGCTTGAAGAGCAAGACTGGTATTTATCTAGATAATACAAGTTTTAAACAATTTAATAGTGCCGATTTATTAGACGAGTTTTTAGGCCAATCATTTATTGACTATAACATCGCAGTTACAAAAACAACTGATTCAATTATTATGGAGTGATTATGACATTAATGACATGTATCGGCGGTGAACTTACCGTTTATAAAAGTTGTCAAATCGGAACTAGCAAAGTCATAGAAAGTGCGACGTTTTTGGATAGTGAAACAAAACAACTATTTGAAAAGATAATGCTAAAGAACAATTCATAATGAGTAGGATTTCAACTACGAAGACTGGTTGCATAGAAAGGAGACAAAGTAATGTGCAAGTATTGCGAAAACCTAAATGATGGACGGGGTGCAGGAATAATCAATGATGGAAGCTGGACTGATAGATTCAATCTATACAAGGACACTGAAGGAAAATATAGAATTGAATGCTATGCCGATCATAGTTCACCAATTAACTACTGCCCGATGTGCGGGCGAAAACTTAAGGATGACAAATGAGAGAACTAGAATGGAAATGGGCGTATTATCCGTGGCTAGATGCCCACGATAAACAGCACGAAAGTGCAGTCAATGCAGGTTATGTCAAGGTGGTGTTGAAATCCGAAGCCGATTCGGTGATTGCGGAGCTGAAACGTGCGCTGTGGCTTGCTAGGGCGAAAAGAGCAGAAACGAGAAAAAACTACTGGTATGTCCGAAGCATCCACGAAGGCGACAAAAACATGTGGTCAATTGACGGGTCAGCTGTCAAATATATCGGGTGCATTAAGCGAACAAACTTTGAATGGCTTAAAATCTGGAGTGAAGTAGAACGCAAATGCCTAGCAAAGGCGGAGGAATACAAATGAGCGAATTTGACAATTTCATTGAGTTACTGAAATCTGCACCTAGTTACGTGAAAGAAAACTTGATGTGCTACTATTACCACAACACTTCCGCGTGTAGACTATGCCCGAAGGAAGATTGCAAGGCAAGAGAACCTAGGCCCATTGCGGAGCAGACCATAGACCCTTCCGAAATAGCGGAATACGTCGTAAGAATTGATGAACATTCTTTGTTCGCAGTTCCTAACCCGAAGACAAATTTCAACCTGTTTGAGTACGTTATAAAACAATTAGGTAAAGGCGAATATTCCAAGCTATTCACTGAAAAATGTCCTTATACAGAAGAAGATAAAAAAAGAATAAATAAAATCTACAGAGGTTGCAAATGAGCGAACTGAAAGCGCTGACCGCGTATATCGGCGTTATGAACAAATGCAACTAGAATTTCAAGAGTGGCGCCATTTTGGTTATCAATATGGCTGTTACTCGCCAAATGATGTGCGTAAACTGATTGATAGCTTGGTAGCGAGAATTAACAAGTTAGAGAAATCCAAGGAGTAATAATGGACAAATGGGTTATTATCGGAGCACTTGGAAATACCGCTCTAGTTGCTCTTAACTTAATTAATCTTGTGAGGCACTGGTGAACGGCAAAGTTACATTAGATGAACATGTACAAATAGCATCCGACGACTATATAGGCTACGATAGACCGCAACATCGATTAAATAGAGACAACGATAAATATAATGCGCGCAAACAAAAATTGCCAGATAGTTGTTGGCTATGCACACGATTTGGTATATGTAATGGCAAGTTTAAATGTAAAAAGGCTAGTCTATGACTAGTCTTTATTTTATTTGTAATATTGCTACAATTTCAGGCGCAATGTTAATCGTAGTGTATACCTAAGCTAAAATATTATCTTGAAAATCAGTCTTGAGGCCTATTTTTTTTTTATAAAATTTTGAAATTTTTTTTAGAAAAAAAAATTTTTCGCGGTTTATAATAAAATACGGCTCAAGACCATATTTCAAGATAATATTTATTTATATTTAATATATTCATCACTTGCCCAACGAAGAGCATCAGCAATACCAGATTCGCGAAGACGTCGTTTGAATTCTTCAACATATTGTTCGCCTGCATCATCGGAAATGAATTCATCGACTTTATCATCACGAATCGTACCGTCGCGCATGCTTTGCATACGGCCGGCATGTTCAGCTTGTTGTGCGCCTCTGTCGATCATGTTCTGTACTTCGCCGGCCATATTGGCATCACTATAGCTTGCGCTCTGTTCTTCCCAGGCTTTCTTGTATCCAGGTTTATATTTAGGAACTTTGGTATCATCTAGTGCGAAACCAAACCATTCCTTGAAGTCATCACTGTTTCTAGGCAAATAGTCAGGATCGACACCAGCGTCGCGTATTGCCTTCTGATATGCGGCATCTGGACCATACGAGCGTTCATAGTCAAAGTTATATGCTTCCCAGACGCGTTTTGCTTCATCTGGGATATTACGCTGATCATAAGTGAGATCAGACGCTTCACGGCCTTGGTACATGCCTGCTTTAAACGACTTTTGTTCATCGGTATCAAAGCCACTTAGCTGTGTGTCACCGTATCTATCTTTTACTGTTTTAGATTTAAATACCATGTCACGACCGCGTTTTGTAGCGGCCGGGTCTTCAACAGCACGTCCAAATGCTGCTGCAATTTTTTTCCATTGATTACCTTTTGGATATGGCATATATGCTCCTTATGATTTATGATTTAATTTCCTTTCCTTCCATGTTCCCGCGCATCCAAGAGACGTCCACCCGTATGTTCGTGAGACACTCCTTGAAGGAAGCGTTTTCCTTTTCCAGAATTTTCACCTTGGTCTGGAGTTCCTTAATCTTCGATATTACCCAGAATAAGCACAGTGCTGCGGGAGTACCGAGTACTTGCCCTACTGTGGTATATACACTTCCGACATCAACGCCTTCCATTGTCACTTCTCCGCTTTAGAAGTTTAGGTAGCAATTCTGTACAAAGATACTGAATCAGGGTGCTGATTACTATACCTTTTATCTCATTACGAAATCTGGACATAAGCGCTGTTGTATCTGTAAATGTGACAAAATTGTGATGGGACGGATTATAAGCCCATGCTTATTTGAACTCGTGCCGTAATCAAATGACTCTTGTGAGGTAGGTTAGGCCTGGGTCTGTAGCGGTACTACTACCTATCGACCTAAAATTAGTTAAATTCTCTAGCGGAGCCATTATAGAGTATTCAATTCGCCTCGTTCTACCGGACTCAACAGATGCGTTGTCTTTGATATATACCGTAAGCTCAGAGTTGGAATACGTATATCCAACATCAAATACAGAACCGAACGCATCTTTATACTTACCATATATTATGTCATCGTACATACCGACCATAGCTTCAATTATAGAGTACGAACCAGGATTATTAATAAAAGCGCATGCATTAATTTTGAAAGAAAAAACAGCTCGCCCCGTAAACTTTATGCTGAACAGACTTATGTAGCCATAAGTACCAGGAGCAGTGAAGGAACAGCCTCTGCACGGCTGCACCTGCCCGTTAGCATCCACGTAGACTGGGACTGATGGGCTGCCAACTTGTCCTGACGCCATCACTTCCCTGTATACGGCGGAAATAACATTGTTATCATATAGCACAGTTATCTTTTCCAACTGCCCAGCGTTGTTTCCGGTGACACGGCAAAGTTCAAGTTCGCCATACGCTGTCGAATTTGCCGTTCTGGACCATCGGTACTGATACCATTGATTGGGGACCAAAGTTATAGTTGTATTTGCGAAGGTATATGCAGTACTTAATTGGAATGAACCATGATTTGAAGATGGTCCTGTTCTGATAGTCGCCGATAATGCGTCAAATGCGTTTCCAGAGCCGTGGTTGAAGTATCCAGCGGTCATATTTGACATCTGTTCTGTCTTCCAAAATTCCCTACCGTTAGCATCCACCTGCTTCGTGAGAACCTTGGTGCTGGGAGTCGGGGCAGGCACGTTCGTTCCCTGGTCGATGACTTCGGCTGTCAAATCCGCTTTCATGTCCGTGTCAGTCCTGGCTACGCCACTGCCGATACTATCAGGAGCGGTGCTACCGAAGAACTCCCAGTCCTTGTTCTCATTCTCGACTTCTATGGCGATTGATTCTGCGACAGTGTGATACGAGTCAATCTTCACGTTGACAAAGTAGACACCGTCAAGGAGTGACAAGTAGATGTACGGTGTGGCGACTCCGTTATCGAAATCCGGTTTGTCGGATATGGCGGAGAAGCTCAGTTTGAAAATATTGTTGGCACGCTCCACCTTACCGATGGCGACCCATCCTTCGCTGCTGTACAGCTTGAACACAAGTCTCGTATCACTCGGATTGCCCACCAGTTTCGCAACGGGCATCGTGCTGCTCACTACGTCGTAAGGCACGTAGGTAAACGGAGCCTGATTTCCGGACTGGACAATGTACGAGTCTGTCTTGAGAACTCCGGTAGTAGGTAATGCAGCTGCTGTCGGCTGTATTGAAGCACCATTCACTTCATCCCAATCGTAACTAGCCAAAGGCATCTTCCAAGATGAATGACTAGTTTGAGTCAGCCCCCAAGACTGTTCCAATATTTTAAAATTTTCACAAACTTCCACGCTAATCCTGTTAGACGTGCTCGTGAGTGCTACATGTTCAAGATACACTTCGATGTGACGACGGGCATTATCATCGTACGTGACGACGTGCAGCTTCTTCAGCACGTTGGCAGCTACCGTATTATAACAATTGCCAAACGTAACGAATGATTTTCTGTCACGCAGGTCATAACCGATGTACACATCTACTTCACGTAGTCTGTGCTTGATGGCCATGCCGACATATTGAATTTTGAGACGAGTGAAAATAGAGCCCACAGTCCGGCTGTCGTCGAAGGTTTCGCTAAACTCGAGAATCTTCGTGAACGTATTGCTGTTTGTTGTACCATAAGGTACGGATATGGCAAATGTACGCTTCTCAACGAAACCATTTACGGCACTTCCACCGAGGTACTTACCGGACTGGTCAATAGTCGGGTCGATATATGAGGTCTTGTTGCTTGCATCTTCTTTAGTTGAATCATGAGGATGCACATGGTCTTTACGTGAATATTGATTACTAGTGCCAGCTGATGCAGTTCCGTCTTCAAGAGGAAGATCATCACTAGCACCAGGTATCAGTCTCTGAGACGGTGTTACAGATCCATTTTCAGTGACTGTCAAAATATATTCAATATTTCCGGCAGTACATGTAAATCGCCATTCACGATTACCATCCAAAACATGACAATCTGCGAGACGATATTTTCTATACGCATCATCCGCTGTAATATCTTGCTTGATAATAAGTTCACACTTATCAGCATCGGCAACGTTCAACAATTGCACGAAATCTGGATCATCAATGTGGACAACCTCATTGCCGTTAATGTCAACGGCTTGATCATTACCGCTTGGCGTATATTCGTGGTCTACGCCATTTACACTAAGCGTAAGTTTTGCGTTACCAAGTGGCGTGCCATTGAACGTAGAAGCAAAATTACTTTGCGGATGGGCCATGTGTTACTCCTTGCCTGATTAAACAGACTATTATCCCGGTCTGTCAGCGGTCTTCTCTCACCTAAGGAAGTAAGTAGTATGCCATTTACCTCGGCACGAGTTAGGCCTGAATGTACAGAGCATTCATGGACGTTCTGGTATATGCAGCCATACCGAGAAGCACATCTACACGGAACAGCGTCTTAGCCTTTTCCGGATTGGTCCAAGCCCAACCACGAAGCGGCAAGATGTTCTTATCCTTGTAAACAGTCGGAATGGTCATGCTGTCACAACCGAAGAACTGTTCCAGGCCCTTAACTGCAACCAGGAAGTCATCGCGCTTCCACACGAGAGCCGGCTGGAGGTACGACGTACCATTAGCCAAGATGGCAGTTGCATACAACGTCAACTGAGCGGAGGTGCTCGGAGCTGCATCGTTGTTATTGTACTTCGTATAGCTAGCGCAGTACACGTTCTGGCGCGGGCCTTCGAAGAACACCGGCGCAGACAAATGGGCCGCAGTAACAGCGCCACTGCCATCAACAGTGTCAGCAATCAAATGGAACACAGCGTTATGGCCAGTGCTGTTACCGAAGATATCGGTAGAGTACACCTGATTACCAGTACCATCAGCTGCCGTGCTCAACTTGAACGGCTGAGACATATCACCGACTTTATTACCAGTTGCCGGGAAGAAGTTACCCGGAGCAGTAATCGTCGCAAATGCGCCAGCGGAGTAAGACGGAACAGCATGCGGAGCATCAGCCGGGAACTTACCAACCGTGAATGCGGCCTGGAAGTCAAACACAATGCGGTTACCATTAGACGCCGTAGCGATGGTTGCACCGGTAATGGTCTTCAGCATATTGGTCTTAGACCACTTAATGCCAGCAAGTTCACCGAGTTCGTTCTTGTACAAATCGCCGCCAACCTTATCAGCCGGAGCGTAGTTACCCTGGAACATAGCGACGAGCTTGCTCCACACCATCGGATGAACAACGCCAAACGTTTCACCAGCAAGCTTAGAAGCTTCGCATAGTGCGAACAAGTCATACAACTTGTTACGGCCAGCAAAACCAGCATTGTTCGTGATGTCAGACGCAGAGATCACGGTCGCATTCAGAGCGCTAGATTCAAGGCACTGCACAGCCATATTAGAAGCTTCGAGAGCCATGTTGGCAACACGCTTACCCATAACTTCAGGCTGCTTCATCATCAAGGTCAGTTCTTCCTGAGAAAGAGCTGCCGCAGTCGAAAGAGGACCAACAGTCACAGGCACAGCATCACGCTGCACGGACAGGTCATCACTCGAAAGATCGAGATGATGGAATACAGAACCGCCATCAACGATCGGCACCATTACGGTGTCGCCGCTCATGTTTTCGGCGCCGAGTTTAGATTCGATGTGTCGATTACCCTTCGCGAGAATATCGGCACCAATGTTGAACTGCACGGCCATTTCGGAAAGGATTCGTGCATTCACAATTTTGTTAGTCTGAGAAGTCAAACCAGCCATAGTTTATCGTCCTTTATGTCGGTTAAATGCTTCGCCGAGCGCAATACCGAAATCGGAGCCATCAGTAGGCGCAGGCGTTTCTCGACCACCAGCCGGAGCAGGCACATTCTTCGGAGCAGGAGCTGGAGCCTTTGCCCGCTGTACAGCATTAGTGATCTGTTGATACAAATTGTTAAGCACTGCACCTTTTTCGTAAACGGTAAATCCAAGCCATTGTGCGCGCAATGTCGGATTGTCCATTCTTTTGTACCATTCGTGTAAAAGAATTGGACCATATTCACGTTGTGAATAACGGAGAAGGTCAGGTTCGTTACGATTCACGTACTCTGCGTAGCGGTAGGTGTCTTGCATGAATGCATCAGTGTCGTCACCAAACCATTGCGCAGCACGGTCAGCAAATGCCGTAGCCTCAGCATCTGCATCAATAGCACGCATATCGTCAATACGATCTTGAATCTGTTCAGACTTGAATCGCGAATAGTCATCATTCTTGCCTTGCAATTCGGCAATCTGAGCTTCCAGTTCACGAATTCGCGCCTTGGCACTCTGTCGCTGTGCGATACGTCGCTTGCCATTGTTCCAATTATCTTGATGGCCAGCATCGGGCTTAGCCTGACGCGTAGGTTCCTGCTGTGTTTCAGGCCCATCTACCTGAGGTTCAGCGGGCTGTACATTTGTCGGTTCCACGGTATTGGTCTGTACAGTAGACTCAACCGGTGTAGTATTCATATCTTCCATGTTATTTTATCTTTGTTATGTTCAAAATAGATTCCAAAACCACGTAGCAGTGATGTACGTATTAAAAGTTTCAGTCACGTATATGCTGAAAGTTTGCAATCCTTCCCTACCCTTTCCACATAGCTCCTTCCCCTCCCCTGCCATATCAAATATACAAAAGCCATATTTCAGAAAATTTTGTCATATATATTATAATTTATATATAATATATTAATTTATATATATAATTTATTATAATTTATATATAATTTATTAATTTATCTTTTAAAATCAGTGTATTATAATTTATATGTATTATATTATGTTATATGTATTATATTATTTTATATGTATTATGTTATATATTATATATTATATATTATATATTATATATTATATATTATATATAAACGATTATAGACAAATTAACTGTATCTTATTATTTACATTACAATTATCAAATGGGAATAAAAGTTCCAGTTTTGTTCATTCGATGTTTATATATTGTTTATGTAAATAAACTTTAACTATTTTTTTTAAAAAAACTATTCCATTTGATGAAAATTTTTATATATTTATATACGTGATTGATAATTAAGTCGATCATTAAACAAAAGGACATAATATGAAATATTCTACTGAAGAACAAAAAACTATCATCGAAAACCATATCAATACTTTAAATATATTGTTTAACAAGGATTTCGATCGACTTTCCAATAATGACATGGCATTTATAAAAAATGTTTCGCTTTCGTCGATTATGGCCATGAAGAAGAAACACTATACAAATGATCGAATCATGACCACATTTGCTCATCAACCAAAGGATGAAACGACTGTCATTAAGTCGGCCATTGCTGGACTTACTGATGACCAACTGGCCGAACTTGGCTTGTCTAGAATCTAACAATATTGTGATAGTAATATATTTAAACGGTATATTACTATTCAATCGCGTATCATAACGTGGTACGCAATTGGGTAGTAATGTTATTATCCAGTTACAAAGGACACAAATCATGAAAATATATATATTACATGTCAAATCATGCCGCGCATTTGAACAATTCGAATTTACAGACACTTACGAATGCGCGGATGTTATGATGCTTGCAAAAGCAATTCGCATGATTGCACAAAAATGGCATGACTGCAAATGCTGGTTTGAAAACAAAGATGGTATGCCAATAGCATACGGTTATTGCGATACAGTAAAAGAACATTATACATATACATCATATTGCTGTTTTTTAGAAGCTAGTAAAATGTAATAACATTAACAAAGGACAAACTATGGAAAAAATCGGCAATGTTGTAATCATAGCAATATGGGCAATTGTGCTTGGAGGTCTTTTTGCATGATTAATTTTGATATATTAGCAAGCCGCATCATGCGGTCATGCCATTGCAATCGCGAAGACGCTTTGTCTGCATTAGCTGAAGCGTATTTGACATGTGATAGATCACGGTCTGAAGCTGAACAAGCATCATATTTGTATACTACAGCATGGTATACAATGCTCGATGGCGTTAGTCGCACTGTCAAGTCTACACGTGAGCAACAAGACATGGACGAAGCTCTAAACAGGCTGCGCCTTATCGACGAGGATGCTACGTTAGAAGATCTTTGTATTGCGCCAACAGAAGCGCAGTCGGACACAGATTATTTGCTCGAACTCACGGCTAAACTACCAAGCGAATACCGCATAGCTGTAATAGCTGTAGCACAAGCATTGCTCACGTCTAGAGTAAAAAACCGCAAGCCTTTGTCGGTAGAAATGACGCGCCAGTTATTGAAGCAACGCGGTATTAAGAACACGTCTGAAATGTCACGACATGTTTATACATTCTTGACAACGATCAAGCGAAGCTGATTATGTTAGGCAAAATAATTGGCTTTATAATAATGATCATTGCTGCCAAGATCATTATAACAGTTGCAGCATTCGTCGCTGGACTAGCAATGGCAGTATTATATTAATGAGGTAACACCATGCAATACTATATTGTCGACATGACTAACAAGTACATGACGCGGACAGCTTTCTCTTACACAGAAGCTATAGACGTTTGTCATGATCTAAACAAGCGCAGACCGGACGCTAGGTTTTCTATTCGCAAAGGAGACATTTATGCACATTAGAATCATAAATAAGCGCACACATGAATGCGAAGATCTACTTATAAACGATACTACAAATGTATTAGATCGTTTAGCCGGGATCAAAGATCGCTTACTAAAAATCTATCCAACCAAACGCTTTAGCATACGGATCGTGTTATGAAAATACTAGAATTAGAAACACGCTTTAAGGGCATTATCGAAATTGATACTAAGCAGCGCCAGTTCTTCACAAACAAGTATGAACTGCTTGCTACATGGCCTGGCAAATATACTATTGAAGGCCATGAGTTTGAAGATCCGTTACTTGTCGTTGACAAGTTCAATAATGATGTGCACATCATGATCAATGGATCGAAGCATCATATAACATATATTTATAAAGACTTTAATTACAATGATAACGGTGATATCTGTCGTGTCCTGCACGAGCTCGATAAAATAATGAAACAGTTTTCAAAATAACAATATATTTATATAATGGCAAAGATGATTTCTCAATACACCAAGGATCAACGCAGACGCATGCTTTTGAAGTTAGCAACAATGCCAAACCGGCACGTGTTTATACTCAACAAGAATGATATAACTCCGCTTAAGGTATGCATCATTCGCAACAAGCATAGCATATATATCAAGGCCAACGACTGCGATTTTGTTATCGCAAAAGGCATTTGTGAAACAGCATTATTGCAAGCGGTACTCGACGCCATTGACAATTGGGATCGCACAGTAATGATGTATCACTTATGTATCGGAGTCAGTGCGGCCGAATAGCAGTTTGTCAGCAAGCAACGGACTACGATATTTAGCATGTATAAACTCATGACAGGTTTTACACAGCACTAAAAAACGGTCTTGTGCTAAATTGTCATATTGCGTGGTGTACATATGATGTATATTCAGATCACTAATACGTTTATATGTTACGCCACAATATTGGCATGTCATATTTCTAGAAGCACAGAGATAGCGGCGGAACAGTTGCCAAGCTGGACCACGCCTGAACTCTGCTCTTTGTTTTGCATTTGTAATTTCCATATTTATTTATCTTTGTTATGCGCATTTATAATCCTAAAATTTTTTTCAAAATTTGGATTTTAAAATCAAATTTCAAAGATAAATAAACGTGAGTTAAAAAATAATTTCTCACCAAAACCTTAACCATTTAACTTGGAGTTAATTATGAACGAAGTTGAAAACGAAACTGAAATCGAAACCCGCGGCGTCCGCTTTGCCAACGATCTCACTGCTGAAGTGAAGGCTCGTATTAAGGAAGAAGCCAACAAGCGTATCGAAGCTCTCATTGAAAAGGAAGAATTCTCTATCAATGACATCGCCCAGATCGCTGGTGTCTCTCATGGTTCTATCAAGGGCCGTGCCAAGTCTCTCGCATCTGCTGAAGCTATCATCGTCGCCGTTCTCGATGGTACGCGTGCTACTGGCGGTGTTCGTAAGCCGAATACTGACAGCATCAAGTCCTTCATCGATAGCCTCGATGCTGATGCAAAGGCTAAGTTCCTTGCTGAACTCGGTCTTACTCAGGGCTAAATCATATATAAGTGGCGTTGAAATACACGCCATTTATTTTATATCATATACAAATATTTATCTTGAAAAATAGTCTTATACATATTTTCTATTTAAATCGCGAAAAATTTTTTTTTTTTAAAAAATTTCTGAAATTTTATAAAGAATTTTATGGCTTAAGACTAGTTTTCAAGATGAATTTATAAAACATAGGACACAATACAATGGAATATAAAATAGTACCACAGCCATCTGAATGTAAGTCGTTAGCTGAAGTGCACGAACAATCGATGGCCATAACTAAACTTGCAACAGACATTTGTAATGAGCCGATCGTACAAAATGGCTATATGATGTCTGGCCAGACGCCAGCTGTTGTATTTGTAAACATGGATAGCATGGCCAAGAAACGGTTGCGCGCATTATTTCCTGCAGCAAATTGGAAAGATCCAATCTTCGAAAGACTATTAGCTGAGGCTAAATTAATTGTTGCAGAATGTATTCATCTTAAGTATGAATGCCGCGAGCGTCGTCAACCATATGATCATCTAAAAGATTGTACAGTGCGCATCCAGAAGATGGTTCGTGATATGTTTGTACAGTACTCTGAACAAATTAGGAAGATTGCAAATGAAGACGTGTGAGTATTGCAAACACCGTGGACCGACAACATACGAAAATACAAGTGATGGCGTAATACATAGTTGTTGGTGTAAGCTCGACGGTATACCTGGCCCATTACATAATCTCTTTGGGCACGCATGCGATCGTTACGAACTCGCTGATAAATGGAAGAAAGATGTTTAGTCGTAAACTTGTATTTACAAATCCAGAAGAAATTTCAGCTATCAAAGCTGAAGCCAAAGCTACGCTCGAGTTGATCGGCTACTGCGAACGTTTGCTACAGCTTCGCAAATATGAAGATTGGAGTAATTTCGATTGGGCTTTGATGTGTTCATGGGCGAATAAAGTAGATGAACCATTTATAAAACTCATGTTGAGTCTGTCCAGACATGGTTATCATTATGGCGCGATATCAATGCACAGATGGTGGCGCAGGCTTAAAGCTGTCAATCAACAAAACATTATAAGTTTTTTTACATACCAAAACTTTAATCCAGAAAACAAACATATATACTGGGAACATCTATATGAACATTGCTGCAGAACGCATGACATATTTACTCAGATGTCAGCAGTATATATGAGTGATAAATCTGTAGAAATGAACTTACGTGCGTTGCTTGGCATTAGTCAGCAGCGCGACATCAAAGAAGCTTGGGCCCAGTGGGCCAAGAATAATCACCCAGATAAAGGCGGATCTGTGGAACGATTTGTATTAGTCAAAGCCGCCTACGAGGAATGGTCTAATGGACATTAAATTAGACATAAAAATGGAACAAGTTGCACGTGCAATCAAGTCTGACACGGAGCCACTCGGTCTTGGTCAGCTTGTATTCGCATGGGACAATGATATGCAATACGTTGTATATGGTGCCCATTGTGGTTATGATAAACGTTATGACTCCGAAACCGGCACGTTGTTATCTAGCCGCCATAAAATCAAAGTTTATTCATGGGATGACAAATGCCCGTATGTCTTCGATAATGCTGTGTGCGTTTGTGAAGATGACTTGCCAATAGTCATAACAAAAAACGGTACTGGTAGACTGTGCGGAATTACCGATGGCAACTGTCGCGTTTTTGATTTTAAAGACCGTACATTTATTAGAGTGCCTGAAGATTCTATAGTAATGTTTGACTGGCAGAAACTCAACGGAGACAAACAATGAACGTAGAAAATACTTTGAACACACGTGCAACTGTCCACGGCAATTATGTTGATTCAGCATCATTTAAGGATTCAGTGTTGCGAGAATGTATCAACTGTAAAACAGGCAACTGGGAAAAGCTTGGACCGGTCGGTCGCCAAACTATCCATATGATAATTGAAAAGCTTGGACGTATTATGTACGGTGATCCGTTGTTTAGTGATCATTGGCATGACATAGCCGGCTATGCAACACTAATGGATAATTATTTGGACAAACCTGTCCAAACTGAAATACCTTTAAACTATGAGGAAGGTGCATGAATCTGATGCTTTATGGAAATTCATGTTCTGGTAAAACCACGTTCATGAAGATATTGGCAAAGTCTAATTATACCGCAATTCCAACTGGTGATCTAACACGCCAATTGTATTCTCTTGGCTGTAAGAATATGCCTGTGATTGTACAGAACATCATTGCTAATCTCAGCAAAGACCGTGAATATGTGTTTGATCATTTCTATATTCACACCTGCGAACAATTGCATGATCTATTTGGCGAGTGGCCAACTGTGATACATGTGATCGATAAGCGTGCTGAACCAACATTCCACTCACAAGATCAAGACAAAATCAAACGCAAACAAGCACGCTTTAATTGGCAAGCTGATGAAATCGAACGTTGGCTAAAAGATAATGGTGTGCCTGTTATCATCGTATACAATACTGATTATGGATTTGATGTTAGTGAATTAATTGAACATGGTATTCTTGATTATAACACACGTGTAATGCTTAAACCATAGGTAGATAATGAACAAAGACCGTATCAATATGATCAACGGCTTAGTCATGGATCAGGTCAATTATGCATCAACAAAATATCCTGAATTTTGCAACAAGTTTCTCAAAGTAACTGAATGCGTACCGCACATTGAAAACGAATTGGCAATAGCACGGGCCCAGTCTGATGCCGAAGCCAAGGAAGGTTTCAGTGTACAGGCTACACTTAATGAAGAATTTTGGGAAGCTATGGAAGCATATGCTAAAGGCGAGTTTAATCACGCAATTGAAGAACTCGCGCAAGTCGCATCTGTTGCAATGCGCGGCATTAACTTTATTATGGAGAATCATACCTAATGCTTGAACGTATTGAATTCGAACAAGGCACACCTGAATGGCTGGCATGGCGATTAAACGGTATTACCGCTACAGAAGCTTCGGCCGCTCTCGGTGTATCTAAGTGGGCAACACCACTGTCAGTATATAAGAATAAGACGAATCCTGATCAGAAACCGCACGAGCCTAGCAAGTACGAAGAATGGGGTAATATCTTAGAAGACCCGATTAAGTTCAAGAAATTTGCTAAAGAACATCCAGAGTTCGAAGTCCGTCAGGGCGCATGCTATTCGGACGATTGGCGCAAGTGCAGTCTTGACGGTGAACTATGGCAAGATGGCAAGTGCGTTGCTATCTTGGAAATCAAAACAGGACGTAGTTTTAAAGACTGGAATCCCGTACCAAAATACTATTACGCACAGGTACAGTGGCAAATGCATGTTACTGGTATTCATAAAGTATACTTTGCAGTGCTGCTTAATGGCTGTGACTATTTCGAACGCGAAGTAGACTATGATCCACATTATTGCGAGGAACTTGAGGCCGCATGTCTAAAGCTATGGGAATGCATTTGTAATAAGCAGCAGCCTGAGCCAATTCAGCTTGACATTGATCTTGCGATAAAAGCACAGCCTGAAGCCGTAACAAAAGCTATAAACGCATTCAAGGGTCTATCTTAACTTGGAATTTATTTATTTTAAATAAAGATAAATAAATACGAACACACAAACCGCCTAAACAATGGAGTTAATTATGGCAACAAATCCGTTCGCAGTACAACAGAAAACCTACACCGCATTTCCGAATGACGAATACGTCGACGCATGCATCATCTCTTATCAGCAGGCCGACCTCCCGCCGGGACCTCTTGCAAACACAAACGATCCGGTTAAGTCATGTCGTTTCTTGTTTGCTGGGTTCGTGAAAGGTGAAGATGGCCAGCTTAAGTGCGATGATACCGGCGCTCCTATTTTGGTCCGTAAATGGACTAATTGGATGCGTGTTAGCAACGACAAGAAAGCTAAGCTGATGCAAATCTTTGATACCACGCCTAAGGGATTTGCCAACTTGTTCGACATTCTTCAGGATTGCGAAGCCAGTAACGGTAAGCTCTGGACAACGCCAATGAAGATCCTGCTTGAACAAGGTGACAAGTATCAGAACATTGTACGTATCAAGCCCGGTACTAACACTAATCTGTGCGAACAAGCATTCTATGATGACCAGTACATTCCGTACAAAGTTGTCAAAGCTTACGGTAAACCTCAGCCGTTAAGTTTGGCCGGATGTAAGTTTGCAAGTGGTGTCA